AGTGAAGTATCTGTACCAAAATGCTCAATCGTTACACCAATATCAGATGGTCTCCAAGCTAACTCTACATAATCGTTTTTCTCTAAACCAATAAAGAAGTTTAATGAGCCAATCATATGACTTGGAATGCCTGCACTTTTTCTTTGTGAGATACCAAATTTACTGTTTGATGCTGCTACATTAGTACCATTTTTTCTAAACCATACATCTACAAACTCAGGATCATTAACTGTGCTTTTAAACTGCACACTAAACTGAATGTTGTAGAGTCCAGAGTAACCTGCTGTTAGTTTCGTATTTGTTACTAGACTTGCACCTAATGCATAGTCTGTAGTGCTAAACGACATAATATTGGCTGCTGTAGTTGTTGTCGCAGCTTGGTCTGTATCATCTTGTACAGCTAAATAAGGGTAAAACGCACTAGCAGATACATCATCTGCTGGCATTAGGATAATTACTGATCCTGAACCAATCCGAGCATCTGTTAGTGTTGTAGTGCTTGCACCACCTGTAGCTAAAGTAACCGACCCTGTATTATTAGTCTTACCATTCATAATGCCATTGACTACTTCAGCAATTCCACGCTGATCTGATCCGAATGGCGGTAAAACTCTAAACATTACCTAGTTCCTAGTTGGCTTAAATCTATGTCCAATCCTACTGCCGATGTCCAGCTACCTGTAGGTGTTAATTGTAGACGATGATACCGCCCTATACCACGCACAGACACTCTATTTTCACTATCTGCTGCGGTCTGAGAGCTAAATGCTGTGGCTTCCGATAAAAGCCTACGAGATAACAAAGCTACCGACCCAGAGCCATCATCCACGATGGGTTTTACCATTGTGATTGAGGAAGTAGCACCTGGCACTTCTATATCGCCTGTTTCTAAGTAAGCTGTAGCGTTAGCACCTGTAAAAGTAACAATCTTTGCACCATCTACACCAGCTAACTGTAGTTTTCCACCAAGCCACAGTCTGCTATCAAAGCTGGTAAGGATGGTATCTAAATTACCATAAACATCCATGCCTTCTAAAGTAACAGCAGGAGTAGAGGTAGATGCTATTCTGTCTACAGAAGTAGTACCACTAGACCATTTTTGAGTCTGATAATTGTAAATAAGTAGGCTATCAGGTGTAGCAGAACTATTGGATGCGTATGCCCAAATAATAAGTTTCTTAATTGGATCTGCTGCTGCCGACATGAGGTATAAAGTACCTTCATCTACATTATCAAAGAAGAACCTATTTACTTTCTCGCTACCAATAGGAATTACATTCTGTCCATCACAAGCATAAAAGCCATCATCGCCTAAGAAGAACGCTGTGCCACCATACTGAATAATAGAGTTAGCCTCATAACATCCTAAGTTACGACTAATGTTGTCGAACTGAAAGACTAAAGGACTACCAATATAAGACATCCGATGGATTGCTCGATCCATAAAGATTAGACCAAACTCACCACCTGTTACACCGACTACAGAGCCACCATCGGGAATATCCTGAAAGTCTGCTTGAGTAGTAGCAGATGTAGTCCAAGAGGATTCATCGCCTAATGATGACCATTGCACTCTGTTTGGATAGCTTGGTTGATAGCCAGACACTACAAAGTCGCGCACTACAGTTACATATCGTGCTTCTGGTGCATCTGCTGCAAGGTTTGCAAACAAAGAAGAACTGTTTAAGTTAAATCCCTGTAATCTATCGAAACCATTAGCTGCAACAATTACATTACCAAACTGCGTAAATCTAAAACGCTGATCGGTAGGGGTTGTATAGTTTCCTGATTTAGATACATTGTCTAAAGACAAATCACCTGAATCTAATTTAAATAGTTTTGTAGAGCCACCAGCAAATACAGTCGTAGCCCCTGCTGTGGTCTTGCCTGCTACTACATTGTTAAGGTTCTCGGATGCTGATGCCGAGTAATTTACAGCAATAGGAATAGCACCATAGCCAACAAGTTTAGGATAGACATTCTCTGCCCTACGCAGTCCATTAGTAAGACCTGGCTGATCTGGTGTCCATTCTCCGAATGATATTCTGCTGATTGCCATTAATTATTTACCCATGAATTATTACTACTAGAACTTGTAGTCCAAGTAGTCGATGTTGGTGTTGTTCCTGTCCAAGGCTCTGAGCCTTCCGATGATACTGTCCAAACTGTCGTACTAGGTGCTATACCTGTCCAAAACTCTGTTCCTGCTGTCTCGCCTGTCCAATTATCGCCTAATATTCTGCCTAGGCAACTTACTGTAGAGGTGCTAGAAACAGAACCTAAAGCAGAAAATACTGCGTTTGCATAACACGCTATATTAGCCAATGCGTTAACACTAGCGTTGCCAGAAAAGTCTACATTACCAAGTGTACTAACTGTCGTTACACATAGAACTTCACAGTTTGCTAGTCTTTGTCTAATTACATCTGCTGTTATTGTTGCACTAGCAGATATAGAACCACTAAAGTCTCTTATTCTGATACAACTTGAGTTTACTGAAACTGTACTAGTAATACTAGCATCAGCAAGCCGAAGTCTAATCGCGCTACTAACTACAGAACAAACACCATCTATAGATGCACTTGCCTCTGTAGGGGTTACATCACCTACACAATATCCTGTATCCCAATATCCATATACGACATATTGGTCTGCAAAAGCCATTAGCAGTCCTCAGCACCAGCATAGTCACTATAAGTCTTTAGAACCTCGTAGATTGCAGGAATTAAGTCACCCTTTAAATCTTCCATAGCGATATAGTGTGCGTTTTCTTTGACTGTAGCCATGTTGCTGTGCCTTGCCGACTCGTCATAATGAATAGCCACTTGGACTTGTATTTGGTCTTTAGTGCCAAAAAAGTTAGTAATTCTAGCGTAGGCTTGTGGGGCTGGTACGCCAAATTGTGTTTGAACAGCGAGCTTAAGTGCCATGATGTTGCTCCTTTGTTAAAAATTAATATGTCATTTCTGTTGTGCGGATTTGGCAAACTGTACGAATAGTTGTTGCCGCTTGCCCTGTAAAGGTAACTCTTAAACCACCATTGGTAGTATCGGCTGTTACTGCAATAGCCCAAGCAGAAGCACCAGCATCAGCATAGCTAGATGTTACTGTAGGTGTTCCTACCAAGGCTGTAGATGCCGCATTAGCACCTCGTTTAATCACACCTTCAATAGTGAATCCTTTAGTGTTACCACCGCCAGTAACTCCTGATATAACTTCTCCAGTAAAGAAGTAAGCAGAGTTATTAGGTAGTATTACTTGGTTTGTTGTTCCTGCGGCTGAAGTGTTTGAGCGTAATGCTGTGGCTGTAGCGTCTGTTGTTTGAACAGCCAATACAAGTAATGCGGCTTGATTTACTCCGTTAGCAGAAGCTATAGCTTGATTACAAGCAGGAAAAACAATATTTCCAACTATTGCTCTTGTTGTACCATATAACCCGCCAACAACTGTAGAACCAAAAGCATCAGCAGTATTATTAGTTCCACCGCCAATACTAGTTAATGAGTTACTTGAGATATTGCTTTGACCACCTGCAACAACAGAAAACGCACCACTAGCAGTACTATTCCAGCCACCGCTAATAACAGACACTGCACCACTTGCAGTATTGCCGAAAATATTTGTGCCTTCTGTACCACCGCCAGCAACAACAGAACCGATACCACTAGCTGTGTTTTTACGACCACCACCAACAAAGCTCCAATCCCCACTAGCTGTATTCCTATTAGCCGCAGTTCCAGCATCACCGCCACCACCGATAAATGAATAACTACCTGTAGCTTGGTTATTGCCACCGCCTACTACTATTCCATGAGGAGTAAAGAAAGATAGAGTGCTTGTAGATGAACCTGATGCGGCTTGGGAAAGGGTAAGGCTTGTTCCTGATATGGCGGCTACATAAGTGTTTGGAAAGGTAATGCTTGTGCCAGTAATCATTTGCCCAACTTTAATGTTGGCATTAGAACCGCTTAATGTAACCGCAGTTGTGCCGTTCATTGTGGCAGATTGTGTGGTTACGGCAGAAGATGATGTAGTAGAGTTTGAAGTTCCCCCACCTACAAATCCATAATAACCACTTCCTGTATTTGATAAACCACCAACAACAGAAGCATAATTTAATGTAACTGCATTTTGTTGACCGCTTAAAATTCCACCATAAGGTTGATTTACCACATTTAACGCACCGCCAGCAACAGTTGAAGCAACATTACTTGCTGTATTTCCAAATCCACCGCCTACAACAGATTGAGTTGAACTAGAAACTTGACTAGCCGCATTTCTAGCAGTCTGCCAGTCTACAGCTTGCGTACCCCTAGCATTACCACCTGCTGTAGTAGATGTAGTAGCTTGTGCTTGTAATGCGCCTGTTCCTGCTGGTTGTACAAATAAAGCACCAGTAGACTCTAATCCAATAGTAGATACTCCACTAAAGGATAGGGTAG